TTTGATAGCTCCGGTAAACCTTTAATTGATGCTAACGTTTGGTCTGGAAGTGAGATGAAAGTTAGTGCTGAGTTAGTACACTGGTTCACTGCAATGGCAGGCGCAGGCGTAAGTCTGAGATTAAGAGCAGTACAAATAACTAAGCTAGTTGAAGGTGGTGCCGGCAATGCTGAAGGCTACGGCTTTGATAAAGTAGAAGGTGGCTATACAGCAACAGAAAGTGTGAACAATGTGGTACAAGAAGAAACCGCAGAAGCTGACTTCTAATCAAGTTGGTTTAAAATACGGCTTTAGGTCAGGCTTAGAAGAAGCAATTGCTTCTGAGCTTGACACTAAAAAAGTTAAGTATGAGTTTGAACAATCTAAACTTAACTATACAAAGCCGCAAAAAGTTCACACTTATACCCCTGACTTTTATCTAACTGGGTCTGACATTTACATTGAGACTAAAGGTTACTTTACTTCTCAAGACCGTCAGAAAATGCGTCTTATAAAAGAACAGCATCCTCAGTTAGATATTAGATTTATATTTTCTAATTCTAAAACAAGAATAAGTAAAAAATCAAAAACAACATATGGCATGTGGTGTGATAAGTATGGATTTAAATACGCAGACAAACATGTTCCAACGGAGTGGTTATGAGTAACATAAGAAAAGAAACAAAGTACATTGTTGTTCACTCAAGTAATACAAATCCAAAACAAAATTTAGATGTTAAAGATTTAGACAAGCAACATAGAAAAGAGGGTTTATTCTCATGTGCGTTCCATAAAATAATCAAAAGAGACGGTTCTATTCAGGATGGTCGTGATATTATGATAGCAGGCGCACACATTGAAACAGATGTTAACTTGTCTAATAAAAATTCTATTGGCATTTGTCTAATTGGCGGACAAAATGTTGATGGACAACCTGATTGTAATTTTACTTTCAAACAATACCAAAGTTTAGTTAAACTGGTAGATGTTTTAAAAGACAGTTATGGTGAGGTTGAGATTGTTGGTCATAGAGATGTGACTAGCTCCTCGTGTCCGCAATTTGATGTAAAAGAATTGCTGACATAGTTTGTTTGTGCCTACTGGGTAGAAATATCCAGTAGGTTTTTATTAACCCAAATATTAAGGCAAAAAATTTTATGGAAAATACTGACAGTACGTTTTTATATCATTCAGCATGTGATGAGTGTGGTTCTTCAGATGCTAATTCGGTATATGATGATGGACATACCTATTGTTTTTCATGTAACACACACAAACAAGGAGAAAAAGAAATGCAAACAAACGTAAAAGAAAAATGTAAAGATTTTATAACAGGTACTGTATCTGCTTTGTCTAAAAGAAACATTGACTTTGATACAGCACAAAAATTTAATTATCAAACTGGCGCATGGTTTGGAAGACCTTGTCAGATTGCAAACTACTATGATAAAGACAAACAATTAGTAGCACAAAAATTAAGATACCCTGATAAAACATTTCAGTGGTTAGGTGATGCAAAAAAAGCAACACTATTCGGACAGCATTTATGGAGAGAAGGCGGACGAATGTGTATTGTTACCGAAGGCGAGATAGATGCCTTATCAATTTCCAGAACTAATCAAAATAAATTTCCCGTAGTAAGTATTAAGACAGGTGCACAAGGCGCTAAAAAAGATATACAAAAAGAATTAGAGTGGCTTGAAAAATTTGAGAGTGTGGTACTTTGTTTTGACCAAGACGAGCACGGAGAAAAAGCTGCTATTGAATGTGCAAAATTATTTACACCAAACAAAGCTAAGATTTGTACAATGCCATTAAAAGATGCAAACGAAATGTTACTTGCAAACAAAGTAAGAGAGTTAACAGATTGTATATGGTCAAGTAAACCATACAGACCTGATGGTATTGTAGTTGGAAAAGAATTATGGAATGAAATACAAAAAGAAGATGAGTATGTAACAGTTCCATATCCATTTGAATGTTTAAATGTTAAAACACATGGACTACGTAAAGGTGAGCTTGTTACTATCACTGCCGGAAGTGGTGTTGGTAAATCTAGTTTTTGTAGACACGTAGCATTAAACTTATTAAAAAATAATTACACCGTAGGTTACATTGCATTAGAAGAAAGTATTAAACGTAGTGCACTTGGTATCATGGGTGTTGAATTACAAAAACCATTACACTTAACAAGAGAGGGTATCAGTGAAGAAGACTTACTTAAGACGTTTAACAATACTGTGGGCAGTGGCAACTTTTATCTTTACAATCATTTTGGTTCAACAGTTGCAGATAACTTGCTCTCTAAAATAAGATACATGGCTAAAGCCTGTAATGTAGACTATGTAATACTAGACCATTTACACATGGCTTTGTCTGCATTAGGTGATGCTAATACAAATGATGAACGTAAACTTATAGATTATTTTGTATCAAAACTTAGAACGCTAGTAGAAGAAACTGGTATTGGTTTAATACTTGTTTCACATTTATCACGTACTAAAGATGGTAACAAAGGTTATGAAGATGGAGTACAAGTATCTATGAATAGTTTAAGAGGCAGTCAAAGTATTGCTCAGTTAAGTGACATGGTATTAGCCTTGTCCAGAGACTTACAAGCTGAAGATAACATTGCACAAGTTAATGTTTTAAAAAATAGATTTAGTGGTGAGACTGGAAAAGCTTGTAGTTTAAGATATGATTTAGACACAGGTTGTTTAACTGAAGTACAATCGGAGACTGTTAATGACTTCTAAATTACCTGTTAGAAAAAGAAAAGCAAAACAAGACACTGTGTCTTGGACATTTTATGTTTTATCTGCTGTTAAAAAAGCAAAAGAAAGTTCAACACCTGTAGTATTACATGTTGCTAAAGATAGCTCAGCATCCTTATTACAAGATGCATTGATGGCACTTGCTATGAATGGTGAAGATGCAGCATGGAACGTAGATATAAAAATACACAAACACATACATTAATTATGAAACTACCTACAATAACTAAAAAGACATTAGACGCTAAATTTGTTTTATGTCATTGGCTTGATATAAACTCTGATGCCTCGTGGATGTCATTAGAAAAAGCAAAAACAAGTACACCAACTATTTGTGTGAGCACTGGTTGGTTAATAAAACAAGATAAGAATGTACACATTTTATGTGGTGACATAAACTTTGAAGATGATGGTACACTAGGTGACGTTGGTAATGTAACTGTTATACCAACTATTAATGTTATTAAAAAGAAAGTATTAAAAATATGAGATACATATTTGATATAGAAACTGATGGGTTTCTTGACGTCTGTACTAAAATACATTGTTTAGTTTTAAAAGATGTAGACACTAATAAGTTTTTGTCTTTATCAGTTGATGAAGCATTAGATAAATTATCTAAAGCAAAAGAAATTATAGGACACAACATTATAAAATTTGATTTGCCTGTAATAAAAAAACTATATCCTACCTTTAAAACTGAGGCAAAAATTTTTGACACACTTGTAGCAACAAGATTGTTATTTCCAGATGTAAAAGAAAAAGATTTTCAACGTAAAGATTTTCCAAAAGATTGTATAGGAAGACACAGTTTAAAAGCATGGGGTAACAGAATAGGAAATTACAAAGCACAGTTTGATACAGACTGGCAAACTTTTACACCTGAGATGCTAGAGTATTGTAAACAAGATGTAGAAGTAACTTATAATCTTCACAAAATGATACATGAAGATATGAAATATTCTCAGCAAGCTATGGATTTAGAGCACTCTGTAGCACAATTAATTTATAATCAAGAAGTTCATGGTTTTAGTTTTAATACTGAAGAAGCTAGAAAACTTTATTCAGAATTAAATGGTAGACGAATGGAAATAGAATACAAGTTACAAGTAATGTTTCCACCTGAAAAAGAACACATACCTTTTATACCTAAAGTAAATAACAAAGCTAGAGGATATGTTAAGGGTGAAGTATTCTACAAAGAAAAAACTATTATCTTTAATCCATCTAGTAGACAACATATTGCAGATAGATTAATTAAAATACATGGATGGAAACCTAAAGTTTATACTGATGATGGTAAGCCTAAGTTAGATGAAACTATTTTAGAAAGTTTACCATACCCTGAAGCTAAAATATTATGTGAGCATTTTCTATTAGATAAAAGAATTGGTCAGTTAGCTACTGGCGCTCAAGCTTGGTTAAAGCATGAGAAGAATAATAAAATACATGGTACTTGCAATACTAATTCAACAGTAACTGCAAGAGCAACACACTCGTACCCAAACATGGCACAAATTCCAAGTGTTGGTGTGCAATATGGTAAAGAGTGTAGAGCATTATTCACGGTTCCAACTGGTAAAAAACTTGTAGGCATTGATGTCTCAGGTTTAGAGGTGAGAATGTTGGCTCACTACATGGCTAAGTACGATAACGGCAACTATGCTAAAGTTGTTTTAGATGGTGATATACACTCTGAAACAAAAACATTAGCAGGGTTAGATAGCAGAGACTTAGCCAAGCGTTTTTACTACTGTTTTCTTTACGGTGGTGGTG